TCAGAAGTATTTATGTGATAACTTAGAAGAAGGAGAAGCTATATTAGCAGAGCAGTTACCTACCTCAACTAGTAAGATCTTCTTAGTAGGTATAGGTCATGCCCAACAAGCACTGCTTCATCGTATGAAGAAGTACAAAGATGCTATATATATCGTAGTAGGCTCAGGTATATGCGCATATGCAGGTGTTCAAGATAATGCAAGACCTTACATGGGTGATTGGATTAATTACAGGTTAGATGGTTACGACTATACTGGTATTGATATTTGGAAGGATAATTTTACTAATGTAAAGACTCTAAAATAAATGAAGACAGTAGTGTATCCTTTCGTGGGTGAGTTTAGTTACGCCTTAAACTGGTGTGGACCAATACTACATAAAGAGTTTAGAGAGTTAAGAGACGTAAAGAAAGTAGTAGCAACACTCCCTGAGTTTAGTATGATCTTCAGACACTTTTGTGATGAAATCTTAGAACTACCAGACAGTATAACCTCCCAGCTTAAGTATCCAGCAACAATAGGAGAGCATGTTAAGGGTAGAGATATAGTACCACAATTTGTATTGGATTATTGTACAGCTCAATACCCAGGTTGTAAGTTAAAACTTCCTTCACAAGTTAATGCCAAGCAAGAGACTTATAATGCTGTTTATGAGCATTTAAACCCTTTAGCTTCTGCAGAGGATAAAATAAAAAACTTTCTAGGTACTTTTAAAAAAGAAGATACAATTACAATACTTCCTAAATATAGATCCAGGAAAGGTAATCATGACATACAGAACTGGGATGCTGAAGAATGGAAAGGATTAATCCAGAAACTAATTCAAAATGGATTTAATGTTGTTTCTTTTTATTATGAAGCAAAACATTCTGCCGGTGGTAGTTTACATTTAGATATAGAAGATCCTAAGTTTAAAGAGTATAAGATTTTACCTACATCAACAGCCTTAGATGAACAAGCCTGGATACTAAAACATAGTCTATGTAGTATATACGGCAGCACAGGTGCTGTAAATGTACCTTTTTGGATAGATACTCCCGCTTTTGCTTTGATGCAAAAAGATTATGGTAAAAGACTTTTCTATAATTGGCAACGTACCTTAACAAGTAATCACAAACACAATCACATAGAACTTATAGAAGATTTTTCTATAACTACTTACCAGTCCGTATACGATATTTTTGAAACATACTTAAAAACACTCAGATGAATTACATAAGCTACGATAGTGATAGATTTAATTTTGCTGAATTGTATGAATTAGTTGTAGGTGTAACTCCTTTGTATATGTTGCACAGCACTGAGCTTAATACTTACAAATCTGTACTAGAACGTAAACATGATCAGCATACAGTCTTTCATAAAAAGTACTATGACAGCTTTAAAGAGATTTTTCAACCTCTTTACAATAACTTTATACAGGAAGTAATACGCCCAGTTTATGGAGAAGCTATCGTGTATCAGACAATTCCTACTTTTAGAATTCACTTAAATGGTAATATTGCAGTAGGAGAGTATCACAAAGATAAATGGTACAGAGATGAAGACTGGCATACAGACGTGCATGAAGATAACTTCTTCCTACCTTTCACAGATGCTTTTGGCAACAATACAATTTGGGTTGAGACTGAAGAAGATAAAGGAGACTTTGCTCCTATTGAGTGTAAGTATGGACAGGTCGTGCAGTGGGACGGTACTCATTTAACACATGGAAATAAAACCAACGACACGGATTACACTAGAATAAGTTTTGACTTTAGAGTGATGAGGTTAGCTAATTATAAACCTTCCACCAGAGGAAGTATAAATATGAATACAAAGTTTGAAGTAGGCGGGTACTATACATTGTTAGATTGAGCTTGCTAAGAGAGGATGGAATGATAGAATTGGTTTTGACCGCATATCAACATTATTAATTTAATTTATACATACAATGAAAATTATAAAATCAAAGATTGAGAGCTGTGATATATCTAGTTATGTTACGAATATTACTCGAGAGGATCATAAGCGCATTTTTATCGAACCACCTGGTAAGAACCATTATAAATTGTTAGCTTATTTATCATTATTAATTAATGATAAAACTATTATAGAGTTAGGTACTCGCCATGGTACTAGTAGTTTAGCATTGTCTATTAATAAAACAAATACAATTATTACATATGATATTGCAGACCGGTATGGTATAGTACCTCAGCCGGATAACGTCAAACGCCGGATCGGTAATATCTTTAGTTTAAATGAACAAGATACCATGTTATTCGCTAGTATCATTTTTTTAGATACTGCACACGAAGGTGATTTTGAATGGCAAGTATATACCTATTTACGAGATAATAACTATAAAGGTATTTTACTTTTAGATGATATACACTGGAATGATGCAATGCAAAATTTTTGGAACAAAATTGATACATTGAAATATGATATAACTGATATCGGACACGGAAAATGTATAGCTGGCCCGAATAACTATAATATATGCGGTACCGGATTAGTAGATTTTTCGGGAAAAATAAGTTTGATTGACAATTAAATTTTAATATATTTGAAACATGAATAAAATCGAATTTTTAAACTTAGGTAAACAGCCCATAGCTAATAAATTTATATATCCGGATGGACTCGGCACTGAATATTTTTATGGACTACGAGTCGGTATGGATGTCGATACTAAACTAATCACTCATATGGAGTATGTTGATCCGCCAATGATGTTTAACGAAAGTTATGCATATAGAGGATCTATGTCAAAAACAATGGTATCACACTTTAAAGAATTTAGTGAAAATTTTAAAGCTCAATACAATCCTACTAAAGTATTAGAAATTGGAAGTAATGATGGCGTATTTATAAAGAACTGGAATTCTAATACTACATATGCTGTTGAGCCTTGTGGTAATTTTGCAAAAGAAACAAATGATTTAGGATATAAAACGTATCATGAATTTTGGACTACTACATTAGCTAATGCTATAAAACAAGAACAAGGAACAATGGATTTAATATTTGCTGCAAATTGTATTTGTCATATCCCAGATTTAGATGATACTTTTAAAGCAGTTGATTCGTTATTAGCAAAAAATGGAATGTTTGTATTTGAAGATCCGTCATTAGCGCAAATGATAAATACAAATTCATACGATCAAATTTATGATGAACATCCCCATGTATTTTCAGTAATAGCATTACGTAATCTATTATCTAGAAATGGATTAACAATCGTAAAAGTCGATAATACAGTAGTGCACGGAGGATCAAATAGAATATATGTACAACGTACATGTGATGTTACTAATATCGATTCTAGTGTAGATAATAACATTGAGTTCGAAAAAATGTTAGGTTTGGATAATATAGAAACTTTTATTAAATTTGCTAATAAAGTAGAGCAATCAAAAACTGATTTAGTAGAATTATTAACTAGATGTAAACAATTGGGTAAAAAAGTAATTAGTTACGGTGCCACATCGAAATCTACTACAGTATTTAATTATTGCGGAATAGATACTTCATTAATTGAATACGTAATTGATACTACACCTGAAAAGCAAGGTAAATACACTCCTGGTAGTCATATTCCAATTAAGAATACTAATGGAATTGAATCGGATGTAGACATTGCATATCTAGGAGCATGGAACTTTGCTACAGAAATTATGAATAAAGAATCTGAATTTATTAATCGAGGTGGTAAGTTTATTACACATGTACCTCTAGTAAAATTTATATAATATGTATTTCAACGAAGACGACAGAGCTCAAAGGTTATTAAATGTATTTCCGGATGTTAACGGACAAATTAATGTTTCATATGTTAATTCGACAGAACACATTGTAGCATGGCACAAACATAATATTCAAACAGATTATTGGATATGTTTAAAAGGATCTTTTAAAGTAGGATTAGCTACCGAAGACGGCGGTGTTAGATGGGAGTATTTGTCGGATAAAAACATTAGAGTGCTAGAGATCCAGCCCGGCATATATCATGGCTATAAAGCACTAGAACCGGGGTCTATTCT